ACAGTAACAGAACCTAATCATGGAAGATCTACTTCAGACACAGTGGTTTTTAGAAACGTTGATGGCTCTCCAGGAGGTTTAGCTTTTACTGTATTTGAAAATTCGTCAGGATTTAGTATAACAGTAACAGGAACAGATAATTATACTTTCACATTAGGATCAACTCCTACTGTGACTGAAAGAGCAGGAGGAATGTTTGTAACGGCAGGGCCGGTAACATTGACACCATAATGGCAGGATTTACATACGCAACATTAACAACAGCAATTCAAAACTATACTGAAGTAGATAGTAATGTTTTAACTTCTACAATTACAGATCAGTTTATTGAAAATGCTGAACTTAGAATATTTAGAGATGTGCCTATTGATGCATACAAAAAACAATCTATTGGTAATTTAGTTACAGGACAAACTACTGTCAACGTTCCTGCTAAAACCATATTTGTCAAAGGTGTTCAAGTATATGATTCTACATCTGCTGCTACAGGAGCAAATGAATGGTTAGAGAAAAAAGACGAGACTTATCTACAAGAATATATACCTGCTGAAACATCAAAAGGTAAGCCAAAATACTACGCTATGTTTGGTGGTGCTACAGGCGTCACAGATACGACGTCAGGCCGTTTGATGGTAGCCCCGGCACCCGACACTACATACACGTTTAAAATACACTATCAGGCCATCCCAGACGGTTTATCAGGCTCAAATACTACGACTTACATAAGCCAATACTTTGGAAATGGTTTATTATATGCATGTTTATGTGAAGCATATGGATATTTAAAAGGCCCTTTAGATATGTTGACACTATACGAAAATAAGTATAAACAAGAACTAGACAAGTTTGGTATTGAACAACTTGGCAGACGTAAACGTGACGATTATACGGACGGCACTGTTAGAATAACAATACCATCCACGTCACCTTAATAAATAGGAGTTAAATTATGGCAATAACATCAGCAATATGTAATAGTTTCAAAACTGAAATTTTAACAGGCGTTCACAATTTCACTGCATCAAGTGGGAACACATTTAACTTAGCATTGTATACATCTTCAGCATCTTTAGGAGCTGGTACGACAGCGTACACAACTTCTAACGAAGTTTCTGGTTCTGGTTACACTGCAAAAGGAAATGCGCTTACAAGTGTTACTCCAACTTTAGATTCATCAACAGCTGTTTGCGACTTTGCTGACACAAGTTTTACATCTGCTTCTTTCACAGCAAGAGGATGTTTAATTTTTAATGATTCAGCAAGTGGTGATCCAGCGGTTTGTGCAATCGATTTTGGTTCTGACAAAACTGTAACAAGCGGAACGTTTACAATTCAGTTTCCAACAGCAGACGCAAGTAACGCGATCATCAGAATAGCATAGGAGGTTAGCCTCTTATGTCGGCTCAAAAAACTTTCACGGTAACAGTAGCCACAGGTCAGCTATATCTTGGTGGCGGAGCCACAGGCAATGTTTATTATATAGATAGTACTAGAAATGATCCTCTAGTAACTTGGGTAAGAGGAGGAACTGCCCGATTTGAACAATCTGACTCATCTAATGATAACCATCCTTTATTATTTACAAATAGTTTAGATGATGTTCCTGGTGGTAGAATTACAACAGGTGTAACTTATTATTTAGATGGATCTGTAAGTTATTCTGATTGGATAAATATTTCAACTTTTAATGCTGCAACAACACGTTACATAGAATTTACACCAGCTCAGTCTTTAGGTATCACTGAAAACGCTCCTTACATTTATTGTTATGTTCACGGCATTGGAATGGGAGGATCTTTCTTTTTATCTAATAATACTTTTGGTGCGTTAGATTGGAGTAATGGTTTTTGGAACGAACAAAACAATAATGAAATTTCTTTAACAGGTTTTGGTTTAACTTCATCTGTTGGTGATGGTGAGAATATGGGTGTGCCTCAAACAGGATGGGGTGGAACTAATTGGAGTAATGGTGAATGGGGCCAAGTCAATGATAATGGCGTTGAATTAACTGGTTTTGGATTAACAACAAGTTTAAATGCTGAAGGTGTTTTATCTTATTCATTAAATGGTTGGGGAAGAAATACTTGGAGCTCAGAATCTTGGGGTGAAAGTGATAACCCAGTTGTAACTTTAACAGGTTCTGGTTTAACTTCTTCTGTTGGTGATGGAACTAACATTGCTTTTCCTGAACAAGGTTGGGGTGGAAAACAATGGGGTGTAAACGAATGGGGAGAGTTATCAGACAACACAGCTGAACTTACAGGTATAGGTCTAACAACAAGCATTGGAACAGTTTCAATAACAGCAGAAATTAACACTGGTTGGGGTAGAGCTGGTTGGAGTGATGATGCTTGGGGTATACAAGGTGATGTATTACTAACAGGACAATCAGCTACAACTTCTGTTGGCTCATTATCTCCGGCAGACGTAATGGGATTAACAGGGGTTTCTGGAACATCAAGTGTTGGCTCACCTACAATAATTGGTAATGTTTCTTTAACTTTAACTGGTCAGTCAGCGACGTCTTCAGTGGGAGAGGTAGAACCAGCAGACGTAGTAAAACTAACAGGTCAATCTGCAACGTCTTCTGTAGGATCAGTAGTAATAGAAACGGCTTATGATATAACTGGTCTTTCTGCGACTGTTTCACTAGGCAATACAGACGAAACTTCAAATCCTATAGTTATACCAGATGGATTTGGCATAACATCTAGCGTAGGAAATTTAGCTCCTGCTGACGTTATGGGCTTGACTGGACTGTCCGCAACGTTTAATATAGGCTCAGTATCAATTGATACAAGTCTAGATTTAACTTTAACTGGACAATCAGCAACGTCAAATGTAGCTGCTTTTGGAACCTCTGATGGCTTTGGAATTCAGGCATATCAAAGTGTTGACACAGGTTCAAATACTAGCTATACAGATGTTGCGTAAGCAAATTATTAGGAGATAAATTATGGCTTCAACATATACACCTTTAGGAGTAGAACTCCAAGCAACCGGCGAAAACGCGGGAACGTGGGGAACAAAAACAAATACAAACTTACAAATTTTTGAACAAATTTCTGGTGGATTTATACAAAAATCAATAGCTGGTGGTGCACAGACTACAACTTTATCTGTTTCTGATGGATCAACTGGTGCAGAACTTGCACACAGAATGATTGAGTTCACAGGTACAATTACAGGAAACCAAGTTGTAACTATACCTTTAGATGTTCAAAACTTTTACTTTTTAAGAAATTCAACATCAGGTGCATACACAGTACAATTTAAATATGTAACTGGATCAGGTGATTCGTTTACATTTTCCGCAACAGACAAAAGTGATCAATTAATATTTGCATCAGCTAGTGACGGAACTAATCCAAATATTATTACTTTAGCTTTTGGTTCTGGTGACGGAGATGTTACAACAACTGGAACACAAACGTTATCCAACAAAACTTTAACAGCTCCAAAAATTGTAGATGCAGGTTTTATTGCAGATGCAAATGGAGCAGAACAAATAATATTTCAAACAACAGCTTCAGCAGTAAACGAAGTAGAAATTACAAACGCAGCAACAGGTAATGCACCAATTATTGGAGCAAGCGGAGAAACAAATGTTGATCTTAGCATCGCTCCAAAAGGAATAGGTAGAGTTACATTAGGTGCTGGTAAGATTGAACAGCTAGCTGAAAAAGCTACAATTTCTGCTACAGCAGCTACAGGCACAATTAACTACGATGTAATTACTCAAGCAGTTTTATATTACACATCCGCAGCAACTGGTAACTTTACTGTTAACCTTAGAGGAGATGGATCAAACACATTAAACTCTATCATGGATACAGGTGAGTCGATCACTGTTGCTTTCTTAGTAACATGCACAGGATCAGCTTACTACAATAACGCTGTAACAATCGACGGATCAAGTATTACTCCAGAATGGCAAGGTGGAACAGCACCTTCTGGTGGAAATGCTAACTCCATCGATGCATATACGTATACTATTTTTAAAACTGGTGATGCTGCATTCACAGCATTAGCAGCTCAAACGCAGTTCGCGTAATAACACAGGAGGAGAAAGAGAATGCCACTATTAGGAACATTCGCAGCAGCATCAAGAGGAGGCTTTGGAGGTCGAGGCGGACTAGGAGCACCTTATGATATTACCGTTTTAATGGTAGGCGGTGGCGGCGGCGCGGGCCACGGCGGAGGAGGTGGAGGCGGACTTCGTACCTCTACAGTAACAATTTATGAAGGCGGAACTTACACAATCACATCGGGCGCTGGAGGCGCAGGATCTACAGGAGGACCATCAGAGGTAGGTTCTTCTAGTGCATCACAACAAGGTGGTGGATCTTCAATCGCAGGACCAAAAGTAACTACATACGAATCTGCTGGTGGCGGATATGGTGGAGATGCTTCTCCTCGTTCACAAGCTTCAACC